AAAGCGTTTATGGTTATGTATGATTATGCTGGATGGCAACCTTGGGGTGGTGAACCTTGGATTTAAATGTTTTGTTAAACGAAAAAGAATGGCGTTTATGTCGTGGACCCGAAAACGCCACCATAGATGAACAGTTGGCTGCGTTCAAATACTTTTGTGGCAACTACTGGTCTATTAAACATCCTGAGAAGGGGCGTATCCAGTTTGAGTTGCGTGAAGCCCAAATGGAAACTATGCGTGCATGGATGACCGAACGCTACAGTATCGTCTTGAAGGCTCGTCAGATTGGGTTTTCTACTTTGGCTAGCGCATACTCGTTTTGGCTAGTGTTTTTTCGTCCAGACCGTTTCGTTGTCATGTTGTCCCGTACCGAACGAGAATCTGTTAAGTTGTTGGCTAAAAGCAAGTATGGTTACAAGTTTATTCCGCAGTGGATGAAAGAGCGTGGACCGCAACAAACAACTGACCATCAACTTAAAATGATGTTTGATAACGAGTCTGCTATTGAGTCATTACCTTCTGGTAATGACCCTGCTCGTGGAGAATCCGTATACCTAGTTATTGTGGACGAGTGGGCGTTCTTACCGAACCCTGAGGAAGCGTGGGCATCTATTGAACCGATTGCGGATGTGGGTGGTCGTGTTATTGGTTTGTCCACCGCTAATGGTAGTGGCAACTTTTTTCATCAGTTATGGGTTGGCTCGCAGACTGGCACCAACCAATTTAAAGGAATCTTTTTCCCTTGGGACGCTGATGGTGAACGCAACGAGGACTGGTATACAGCAAAAGCGAGAAACATGCAATCTTGGCAGATGCATCAAGAGTATCCACGCTTCCCTGAAGAAGCGTTCATCAAATCAGGAAACCCAGTATTTGACATAGATATGTTGAATCAGATGGAAACAATTGAACCTGACCAAGGGTATTTACATTTGTTTGCTGACGGCAAAGGCGAGTTTCGCCATGCCGAAGATGGCAACCTGTCTGTTTGGCTGTATCCAGAACTAGACAGCGTTTATACGATTGGTGCTGATGTCGCTGAAGGTTTAACTCATGGTGATTATAGTTCAGCCCACATAATTGATGCCTCCACTGGTCAGGTGGCTGCACATTGGCATGGACACATTGAACCAGACTTGTTTGGGGAACTGTTGGCTGAGTTGGGTTGGTGGTACAACAACTGTTTAGTTGGCATTGAATCCAATAATCATGGTCTAACCACCCTCAAGGCTGCGCAGAAACATGGTTATAAGAACCTTTATAAACAACGCCGTCTTACTTCTGTCCGTGCTGATGCTACTGATGTGTTGGGTTGGCGTACTACGACAACCAGTAAGCCTTTGGCTATTGATGAACTGAGTGCTATTTTGCGTGATGATGGTTTGCAATTGGTTTGTATGAAAACAATTGCGGAACTAAAAACTTATGTTCGGAAAGAGAATGGTCGCACGACTGGCAGCCCTCACGATGACCGTACTATAAGTTTGGCTATTGCAGTCCAGATGCTCAAATATGTTTGGCTACCAGAATACAGGGGTAATGTTTCTGTACCAAAAAATAGTTTGTTATGGTGGGAACAACACCTTTTTAGTCCAACAAATGAAAATAAAGTGTTCATGGGGTCACATAATGTTCGGAAACGAGTCCCTTTCTAGTTTTTGGGAACAGAACTATCACTATTATGATGTTTAATTGCGAGAAATGTGCCAAATCGTTTGCTGCCGATGAACTCCCCCGTAGAGGTGAGATTTGTTTTGCATGCCATGTTAAGGATGTTCGCCTAGGTTTTACTTGGGGTCAGGATGATTGGCATAATCAGCCAAGTGTGAAGTTCCGTGAGAAGCAACAAGTTGAGGAAGCCAAGGCTGCTGGCTTGACTATTGAGCGAGTATAAAATATGGCTGAAATATGGGTTCCTATTGTTGTTGCTTTAATTATGGGACCTATTGTGGTCATTTTGCAGAAGTTGCGTAAAGAAAATACTGACCAGCATGCTGAAGGAAGAATTTTGCTAAAAGTAATAGGCAACAAAGTGGACAAGATTGGTTCCAAACTTGACAACCATATTGGTTGGCATGAAGGTATTAAGGAAGAAAAATAATGGCTAAGAAATCTGCATACGATTCACTAAAGCATTATAAGCAACGCTTAGAAGCATCTAAGCGTTGGCGTAAAGATGACGGTTATGATGCGACATGGCGCAGAATGACCGACATGTATAAAGGTTTACAGTACGAAGATTTTCGTACCGAGGACAGACTCTCAATCAACATTGCGTTTGCAACCATCAACATTATTGCACCAAACATTTCTGTTAACTACCCAAAAATTTCTGTTAACGCCACCAACCCAGCAAACGCTGCTAACGCCGTTATCGCTGAAGCAGTAGTGAACTATTGGTGGCGTTACAAAGACATCCGCACCGAGTTCCGCCGTGCAGTAAAAGACAGTTTAACTTGCGGTCATGGATGGGTTAAAGTTGGATACCGTTTCGTTGAAGAAGAACAAGTAAACGAAGGTGAAGCCCTAGACCCAATTGACGGTAACGAAATTACACCTATTACGGTTGTGGTTGAGGATAGCCCTTTTGCTGAACGGGTTAGCCCTATGGATGTGTTTGTTGACCCTGACGCAACATCTATGCATGACATCAAATGGATTGCACAGCGTATCCGCCGTCCAATGGCAGATGTTAAAAGTGACAAACGATACTCTAAGGCTGCTCGTGAACAGATTCAAACTATGGCTGTCAGCCGATACTCGGATGACCCTAGTAAGAAAAAGATTTATGACAAAACTGAAGGTTATGCAGAGATTTGGGAATACTACGACATCTCAACCAAAACGATGTCTGTGTTCTGTGATTCCGCAGACCAGTTTTTGATTAAACCAACACCGATGCCATATTCGTTTGGGCAACCTTTTGTTATGTTGCGCAATTATGATGTCCCAGACCACTTTTACCCTATTGGTGACTTGGAATCCATTGAACCTCTGCAAAGAGAGTTGAATGAAACCCGTACCCAAATGATGAATCACCGTAAAAAGTATTCACGCAAATACCTATATAAAGAATCTGCGTTTGACAACTTGGGTCGTACAGCCCTAGAATCAGACGAGGACAATGTGATGGTTCCCGTCATCAGTGACGAGGCTCTATCTAGCATTGTTGCAGCGTTTCCTGCTGTTATTAATCCGTCAGATTTTTATGACCAAACACAAATGATTATCGGTGACATTGACCGTGTTTCTGGTGTGTCAGAAATTCAGCGTGGTGGAACATCCGAAATCAGGCGTACCGCTACAGAATCATCTTTGGTGCAGGATGCGAGCAACGCTCGGACTGCAGATAAGTTGGCTATGATTGAGCAAGCCATTAGTGAGTGTGGTCGCCGCATGGTTGCTTTAGCACGCCAGTTTATGACTGGCGAGCAAGTAGCCCGTGTTATCGGTAAAGATGGTGAACCTGTTTGGATTCAATATGACCGTGACTATTTGCAAGGTGACTTTGATTTTGAAGTAGTTGCTGGTTCAACGCAACCTCATAATGAATCTTTCCGCCGACAGATGGCTTTACAAATGGTTGATGCTATGGCACCGTTCGCTGGTGCAGGAATCATAGATATGCCAAAACTTGCAGCATATGTATTGCAGCAAGGTTTTGGTGTAAAGAACCCTGACGAGTTTATTGCTCAACCACAAGCCCCTATGGGCGCACCTGAAGGTGCTGGTGTTCCTCCTGTCCCCGCTATTCCTGAACAGATGGCACCACAAGGTGGTGCAGGTCCTATGGACCCTGCACAACTTGCAGCAATGTTGCAAGGACAGCAACCTCCACAAGCCTAGTAGGGAACGGCTCTATCAATATATAGAGCAACCAACTAGGACTCAGGAGAATAAAATTAATGAGTGATGAACTCGTAGAAGTGTCAGCCGAGGAACCCGTTGGGTCACCCGTTTCGGAAGATGTTTCAGAAGCCCAAGATACAGCACCATATTTATCTGTAGAGGAATACTCTAATCATAGAGTTCCTGTCAAGTTAGATGGTGAAGAACTGCAAGTTCCTTTATCAGAAGCAATTGCTGGCTATCAAAGGCAAGCAGATTATACTCGTAAGACGCAAGAGTTATCTCAGCAACGGGACCAGTTCCAATTTGCTAGTGCGCTTGAAGCAGCCTTACAGCGTGACCCTGCTGGCACTATTGACATGCTTAGTAACCATTATGGTATCAGCCGTCAGGCTGCACAAGATATGGTTTCTGAGGATGACGGTTTTGATTTGTTGGACCCTACGGAACAACGATATAAACAGTTAGATAAGCGGATTGCATCATTTGAGGAATTTCAATCTCAACAAAAAATTGAGAAAGAAGTTTCTGGTTTGCAGCAAAAGTATCAGGATTTCAACATCCAAGAAGTTGTTAATGCAGCATTACGCTCAGGTTCAACGGATTTGGAAGGAACTTACAAGCAGATTGCGTTTGATAAAATGATGGCAAAAGAAGAATTAGCAAGAAAAGCAGCCGAGAAGCAGCAACAAAACACCGATAGTGTTGTTGCAGCAAAACGGCAAGCAGGTGTTGTGTCGGGTGGTTCATCCGCTACTACCAATACCACTAGCGAATCCTTTCAACCCATTACTAGTATTAGCGAGGCTTGGAAAGCAGCCAAACGCTCTATGGGCGCAGAATAACATTAACTCTATAAACAACTTTTAAAGGACATATCATGGCTTCAGCAAACAGCAACTTTGATACCTTGCTCAGCACAACGCTGGCAAATTATCGTGACCAACTCACAGACAACATTTTCACGGCACGCCCGTTGACTTACACCCTTATGGAAAAGGGTCGTATCCGCATGCTTAATGGCGGAACAAAAATTGTTGAACCACTTATCTACGGTTTGAACAACACTGTTGGTTCATACGGTGGCTATGACACTCTTAACCTTGCCCCACAAGAAGGCATTTCAGCAGCAGAGTTTGAATGGAAGCAGTATGCTGCATCCATTTCAATTTCTGGTATTGAAGAAGCCAAGAACAACGGTGAGCAAGAAATCATCAACTTGTTGGAAGCCAAAATCATGCAGGCTGAAGAGTCAATGCGTGAAGGTTTCAACACAATGTTCTTCGGTAACGGCACTGGCAACAGTAACAAAGACTGGAACGGTCTTGGTAACTTGGTTGAATCAGGTAACACTGTTGGAAACATTGACTCAAACACTTACACATGGTGGAAGTCATATGAGGAAAACACTTCAACTGCTTTGACACTTGCACAAATGGCAACAGCATACAACAGCGTTTCGGTTGGTAATGACCACCCAGATACCCTGTTGTAT